AAGCACCCGTATTCGTTTGATTGTAGTTAAAGTCTTGATAGTGTATGTTGGCCCAAACACCGGGTGAAACTTCTTTATCAATTGACAATCTAACTATTCCAGTAAACGAAGTCATTAACCTACCTACAGGAGTTGTTGGTATTGATAACTCAGCGTTAATGGTTGTTTGAAAAGTAATTATGTAAGTCGATTGTAAAGGCGTGTTAAATATTCCGGTTGTAGTATTGTTGTTTGCTCCTGTGTCATAAAATGGTGAAGCTTCGTTATTGAATATAACAGTATTGTAAGGTGGTAACGTTGGAACAAATGTAGCACTAGAACCTCCGATTGGATTCATTGCAACGGTGTTACTTATGCCTACGTTATCATTTACGTAATACCTATTGTTATCTATTTGAGATTGCGAAAGGCTTAATACATCATTGTTACAAGGGTGAACTATTTTACCAAACCTAGTCCCGTTTAAAAAAGCTGAATCCCAAACCCAGCCTGCTTTATCAAATATCTTTTTTAAAAGTTCATACCTGAATATGACAGGGCGCATATTATTAACAGCAAAGTCAATGTCGGGATTATAGTTAGATGAGTTGTTTAAAAAATATTCCGCTTCCGTTCCGTAATTAGCCAAGGCGTAACGATAACCTTTAGCACCTAACCCCCCTAATGAAACAGGTGAGCCACTAACTATATTTGAAGTTGCCCAACTATTAACTACATTGGTGTAGTTCAATTCATGGTCATACTCGCTAAAGTCTAAGTCGTCGGCAGGGTTCGGATTACCTGTTACTAACTTTTCGCCAATGTCTCTAAATAAAGAGGATAGTTCGCCAAACAGTTCAAGTATGTAAAAGTTTGTTTGTTTATCTAAATTACGTTCTATCTTCTTAAGCCTTACGTGACCTGCGAATATTTCGCTTTCATTTGAATAGTAAATAGCAGGCTCTTTTTTGTTTGGATTAAATGTGGATAGGGTTACATCTAAGTTAAAGATGTATTCAAATATTTGATTAATCGGGTTTGTTGCTGGTAACTTAATTGACTTGCTATAATTAGTCTGCTTATTAACCGGGTTTTGAATGTCCAATAAAGAATAGTTTAAGGACGTATTCACATCCTCAACCATATCAACTTCAATATTTCGAATAAATAACCTACCCATTAAAACGTCTGCCTTTCGTTAATGATGTTACTGTTAATGTTCATTTGCACCTGAATTACTTTGTCAACTATCTTTTCCCTTACGATGAATTGAGTATCTGTTTGGTTCACATATTCGTAATAGTCGTTTTCAATGTCATGTAAAATGTACACGCTTGAGTTAAAGCAATCTTCTAGCATTGCAACATCTGAATCACTTAACGAATCTGTAATTAATCGGTAAGTGTCTTGATTAGTGTTGCCTAACACCCTATCTCTTTGCTCCAATGGGCTATCGATTAAAACAATTGTACTACTTGAATCCAAGTAACTACCTTTGTGGTATTGTTCAATCTTTCTGTAATTTATCTTAGTATTGGTGTTGGTTCGATTAACTGAAACGAAGTTAATAAAATCAAAAGCCCCATTGCGATTGAGGTAGTAAAGGCTATACGGTTTCTCATTACGCCCCTTGCATCCTACATAATTGATGTTATATTCTCCAACAGTAGTACCACCGTTTTTGAACTTAATATTTATTCTTTTAACACTCGAACTGGTTGATATTGGAAAATCTCCTCCAACTTGACTGACTAACAATCCCTGTAGCGCAGCCTTTCCGAGGTTAATACAAAGCATTTGATTTTGTGTTGTTACTGTTGTGTGTGGGTTGGCAATGGCACTATCACTTTGTAATGTGTTTGTTGAGTCGTATGTTTTAACTTCAACCGTTGTAACGTCATTAACAGCGTTTAACAAGTAATAAAAAACAACATCTTGTTTATCCTTTTTAACCTTTATTTCAGTTGGTAAATTATTTAAAGCCCTCGAACCACTCACGTACAGTGAAGAGTTGTAAGTCATCCTTTCCCTCTCTGTTAACGAACCATTCCATATTTTAAAGAATTGATTAGTTCCTGTATAGATAGTCGGAGTAGTTCCGTAACGTTCGCCTATGTTAACTGTAACGTTTATAATTGACTTCGTACACGTTTGCCATCCCGAAAGATTGAATGGAAAGTAATGTTTTAAGAAGTCCCTCACCAATGGCTTAATATCCAAAATAAGGTCACCTGTTGGACGTGCCGGCAATGGCATAGGAGTTAAAGCAACACCGTCCACATTAACAGTAACATAATAGTTAAAGTTAGGTTGTGCCGTTTGCGTTGACGTGGCTCTAAACATCAATTGATTGAATCCCGGTGCTATTGTTTGGGGTTTATGTGTAATAGTGATTGCCATGCTATTCTAATCCAAATTTAAAGTTCTTGAAACCATAATCCATTAAGTCTTTTTTTAATTCGTCAATACGCCCATCATTTATCACGTCAGTAAAGAAGTTGTTTCCTTCGTAGCCTTTCTTAGCTATCTTTCTACTCACTACATAAGCAAACGCTTCTTTAGCTTTATTGAATGGTTGCTTTTTTAAAGTCTTCCAAACCTTTCTGTTTTTATTCCTTGCTTTTGCTTCGTCTTGTTTTTTCTTTCTGTTAATTAATTCATTCTCGCTAAACTTACCTATCATTCCCTTTCGGTTGCCCCATTCACCTATTTTCTTTTTACCCTCTTTACTAACTGGTCCGGGCTTCCTTCCCTTATCCCTTATCTCGGCATAGTCAGGCATCAACAACTGAAACACAATTGAATCACCTTTAGGCAATGTTCTAAAACGAATTGATGCAGCTAGTTTACTTTCTTGCGTTTGATACATCACCCCTTTCTTTTTAAGGGATGCTTTCAGGTCATCAACTAACTTATTGCCAAATTCATCTATTACTATCTCAATCGGTATCATTCAATAATATAACAATAAAATACACTCATTTATTAATATACCTCAGTATAACCTTGATAGCTTAGTTTAGTTAACGCAACATAGCGAGCTGGGTCAATAGCATGATTAAAAGCATCAATAGGCTCTCCCGTTTCTTTTCCGTTTCTGTCCTTTGCCCATGTGTAATTCTGAAACTCATTGATTGTGTTTGTTGAACGTGATGTTATAAGTATATCATGTTCTTGCAGCTTATTTATTCCATTACGTACACTATCAGCACCTTTAACGGCTGGGATAACATTATAAAAACCATACATCTTTAAGTCGGCTATTGACTTAGGCTCGGCACTATCCGCAACTATATTAACCCTCATGTTAAGGTTAAGTGTTCGCATGATGTTTGCAAGTTCGGAGTTAATTAAACCTTTACGATAAATCAACTCATCAATTATTAGTTTGCCATTCCATTTATACATAGCAATTAAACACGTAGGGTCTTGACTATAACCCCAATCTAAACCATAGGCTAATAACTCAGCATCGGTCGGTATATTGTCAATCTTTGACCAGTTGTTAAATACTGTGCCGCTTAGTGAGCCAACTAGACCAAGTCCGTACACACGCCACTTATTCGCCCAGTACTTATTCATAATGTTGTTAGATTCAAATAGTTGTTCAATTGGTAAATCCTTTTTAATAAAGCCCCGTTCTTTGTAATTCAAAATAGACTTAACCTCGCTTTCAGATAAGAACTCGTTATCCTCAAATGTTAGGCGTAAGAAGTTATTTTCGTTTATGTAATCGTCACCCCAAAAATGATTATCTGGGTTGTAATCAATAATGGTTAAATTAGCACGGCTTATAAATTGCGTGGCTGCATCAATGTCTAATTTATCCGCTTCATTGATATAAAGTATGTCACGTCTAAAACCTTTACCAACATCGTTAACGTCTGCTCCAAGGAAATCAATGTAACTGCCATTTGTCCATTCATGCTTGCTTTCTGATTTGTTGAATGAGTCACCAGTCATTATACCCCAGTCTTGACAAATCTTAGTGTAATCCCTCATGACTGTACGCTTCATCTTACTTAACTCACTACTTAGCACGGTTGCCTCCTTTGGTGAAGAGTGAAGCGATTGGATAATTAATTGAATTATTGAAACGGTTTTGGATGCACCCTGACCACCACAAATAACAAACACATCCTCGTTAGGGTTATCAAGTATTAAGTCCCTTATTTTGTAATAGGATTTAGTATATCCATATTTATTTTTTACGGCTTCCAATGTCGGGGATTGGGATGTTAATTGTTTGGTGTGTTTGTATTTCGGACTTTTGATTTGGGAAACCGTACACTCTATTCATTAATGTTTCTAAGGAATACAAGCTACCCTTTTCAATTCCTTTCTTAATAGCATTAGCAACCGTTTTTTCTAATACAGTTGCCTTCGGGTCTTTGAATACATCGGCTAATTCATCAATAGTCATCGACATCATGTTTTGAATAGTGGTGTCAACATCTTGCTTATTATACCCCATGTCTTTTAATAGGCATACAAATTTACGAGGTCTTCCCTTTGGGTTACCGCTTTGTCCTTTCTTGAAAGGTATTAAGTTTTTTATTTGTTTATCTGTTGGCATATTCAAAATTATATGTTTTTATTCCGCCTTCCCTAAAGCCTGACTTTCTATCCATATTTACTCCTGTTTTCATTTTCCCCATTAATCTATTTTCTCCTAGAAATTTCCATTGTTTTTGTTTAATCATTGCTTTAAATACTGGCGTTGAAGAAAATTTAGCCATTATTCTACAATTTATTTTTTCTTGCAATATTTTCGAAGTTTCATTTATTAAAATTATCCCTAATCCTAATCCGTTATAATCAGGATGTATTACAGTTCTATTTGAATGAAATATTATTTTAGTTCCTTTTTTATGTGGTGTATAATTTGCAAAACATTGAAAGCCTATTTGATTTTCCCCATAAAAAAGCCCGTATAAATATATTTTTCCACCCGGTAACAATTCGCTTAAATAATGATATTTGCTAAAATATTTCCATGTTTCTCTTCCGACTTCTTTAATTGTAAATTCAAGTTTTTCTCTTTCATTAAAAAAATAATCATCCGTTTTAGGGAGTTTAAATTCTTGTTTGTTGCAATCTATGAGCCAATCAGGCTTAACCCATTCTAGTATATCGTAATGACAACTTAATAATATAATTTTTTTATTGTATTTTTTAGCAAATTTATGAATACAAACACTCATTGCTTTTGCAACCGTCCTGTCAACTACACTCGTCCATTCGTCAATACAAACTAACTCGCTATTACACATTAAATAAGCTGCTTCGGCTCTTGCCTTTTGACCATTAGATAATGTTTTTATTGGTCTTATCCAGCAATTAACTGAATTTAATCCAATTCCATTTAGTATGTTAGCGCATTCTTCATAAGAATATTCTTTTGGTAGTTGGTCAATTATCGGTAAATTTTCATTTAATTCACATTTGAATATATCTTTTCCAAATAAATGTTTTGCTAATGTTGTTTTGCCGCTTCCTGATGCTCCATAAACTAAACCGATATTCCAATTTTCAGGAATTTTTATGTTGTTAATTTCTAATTTATGAATCGATTTTTTATTAACATCAATATCTAAA